TCTATGAAGCCCCTGCTCCCCATGATTGCCGGTCACAAGGCGGCTGGACAGGCAATTTTTGCCGTAAATGGCACAATTCCGACCCTAGCCAGCGTTGATGTGACCCCGGACTATTTTGTGCTTTTGGACGCCAGAAGCCACAATAAGGGCTTTGTTCACCCGAATAAGGCCACCAAGTACCTGATCGCGTCCCAATGCAGCCAGGGCGTTTTTGACGCCCTAGACGGCCATGATGTCACCCTGTGGCACCCGGCCTACCCCGGCATTCAGGACTATATTGGTGACCGCCTGTGCGCCTTGATTGGCGGCGGTACCACTGTGGGCCTCCAAGCCATGAGCATCGCCTTTGCCATGGGTTATCGGAATATTCACCTGTACGGCTTTGATTCCAGCTATTCCAAGGCTGGCGACGGCCATGCCTATGAGCAAGCGGCCAATGCTGCCGACCCGCGCGAAAGCTATTGGGTGGGCGGCAAGGAATACATCTCGACCCCTTGGATGGCCCGCCAAGCCATGGAGTTTCAGACCGCCGCCCAGCAGCTTGCGGACGAAGACGCGGTTATCCAGGTCCACGGCCACGGGCTGCTTCCGGCCATCGCCAAAGCCATGTCTGAGCCGCCCCCGGCCATGTCAGAAGTCCAGAAATACGAAGCCATGTGGCAGACCCCGCTTTACCGGGAAGTCGCCCCCGGCGAGTCGTTTGCGGAGCATTTCATCGAAATTGCCGACCCCAAGCTGACGGATGTGATTGTCGATTTTGGCTGCGGCACGGGCAGGGGCGGCAAGAAAATTGCCAATCTTACCCGTTGCGAAGTGCAACTCGTTGATTTTGCTGATAATTGTCGGGACGAAGGCAATAATCTGCCCTTTACGGTGGCCGACCTGACCAAGCCTATCGGCGTCAGCGGCAATATTGGCTACTGCACGGACGTTATGGAGCATATCCCGCCGGGGGATGTGCCTGATGTTATTCAAAATATTATGGATTGCGTTGATAGCTGCTATTTCAAAATAGCCCTATTTGACGATAGTATGGGAAAGCTGATCGGTCACCCGCTTCATCTATCCGTGTTTCCTAGCGAATGGTGGCAAGAGAAATTTTCCGCTTATCACATTGAGTACGAGCATTCGGATAATGGCGATGCCTGTCCGTATGCCACGTTTTACGTTCAAAACCCTAAATAAAGGACCAAATCATGGCTATTCCTTCACGCATCCTGGCCTCTGGCAATTCCCCGCTGGCGACCATTTCCATCGCTGGCGACGGCGCGACTGGTCTTGTTGCGGTTGGCACCAATCAGGCGACTGCTCTGCAGCTTTCGGCTGTTTTTAATGCCATTACCACATCGTCAGCCTCTACTGGATTGAAGCTGCCGCCCTGCGAAGCTGGCGCGGTTGTCTTTATCTATAATCTGAGCGGTCAGACGCTGCAGATTTACACCAACGAAACCAGCGGCGTCACCATGAATGCCGCCGTTGCTGGCTCGACTGGTGTTGCTCTGGGCAATACCAAGACTGCAATCTGCTTTGGCACTTCCGCCACCACCTGGGCTGTTACTGCGGCCCTGTCTTCCACGTAAGGAGTAATTTATGCCTTTGGATAGCGATATTGCTAACGCCGATTCTCACCTGCACGTTGAGTTCTATGTGCATGATAAGGCTCCATTTAAGGATGTGCCTTTTGTGAGGATCATGGTGCCTGGCGATAAGACTAACATCATTGAGCAGCCCGTTCGGGAATATCACAAGGAACGGTTTATTCGTCAGTGGCTTTATTTCCAGTCCAAGAACGACGACGGCCAGATTATCGGCACAAAGTTGACCGATTGGAACAATGACGCCCCCAATGATCTCAATGACCACCAGATGGCAGAATTGCAGATTCTGAAGTTCCAGACCGTCGAGCAGGTTGCGACGGCTACGGACGCCCAATTGCAGCGTATTGGCATGGGTGCCGTCGGACTTCGCGAGCGCGCAAGGGCTTACCTTACGCAGAAGAATCATTCCGAAAATAGTTCTGAATTGGCAAAGACCCGTAGCGAATTGGATGAGCTGAAAGCCCAAATGGCTTCGCTCATGTCCCAGCGCAAACCAGGTCGGCCACGCAAGGAAGATGTAGATGTCCACTACGACGATGCTCCAGTTGGTGCAACAGGTCACCAATGAACTAGGCGTTCCAACACCGACAACGGTTGCGGGAAATACAAACCAAGACGTTATCCAGATTCTTGCGTTGATGAACGCTTCTGGGTACGAATTGCTGCGTAAGGCCGACTGGCGCGAACTCACCATTCCGTACAGCTTTTTTACGGAATATGTGACTACAACGGGCGACTACACGACTAGCGCGCTGACCATCACCAACATCCCGTCCACTGCCGGGTTGGACACGACATACATGGTCGTTGGCACTGGCTTTCCCAATGCCACGTTCATCACCAGCGTGGATTCTGGTACGCAGGTCACAGTCTCGGCTTACTCGACCAGCGCCGTTACCGCTGGCACGATCTATTTCCAGAAGGTCAAGTACGACCTGCCGTCTGACTATGACAGCATCGTGCCGCGTACACAGTGGGACAAGAGCAAGCATTGGGAAATGCTTGGCCCGGAAAGCGCCCAGCAGTGGGAATGGCTTCTCAGCGGCTTTATTAGCACCGGCCCGCGTATCCGTTGGCGCTTGTTGGGTAGCTATTTCCAAATTTGGCCGGGTTATTCAAACAATGAAAATCTGGGCTTTGAGTACCGTAGCAAGGGTTGGGCGAAGGCAGCCAATGGCGATGTGAAGAATAGCTTCACGGTTGACACTGATACCTGCATTTACCCTGACCGCGTTATGGTCCTGTCCACGAAACTTAAGTACTTCCAAGCCAAGGGCTTTGACACAACTGCGCTCTACCGCGACTACATGGTTGAATTTGACACTTCCGTAGCCCAAGACACATCGTCGGCTAATCTGTCATTCGCCCCGCGCCCAGGTTCCGTGCTGATCGGATGGGACAATATCCCGGATAGCGGTTATGGCAATTAGCACACGCGCCATGGTCCAAGGTACAGCGGCTCAAGTGCAGTCGCTGCCTGCCCCGTTGGGCGGTTGGAACGCGCGTGACAGCCTTGCCAATATGGAGCCTACAGACGCGGTAACGCTTATCAATATGTTCCCGACAGTCAGCAGCCTGACCATGCGGGGCGGCTATTTCAAACACGCCACGGGCCTTGATGGCAAAGCCCAGACCATCATGGTCTACAACGGCGGCGCAACGTCAAAGATGTTTGCCGTCACTAGTACGGGCAAAATTTATGATGTGACTGCAACGGGGGCTGTTGGCTCCCCGGTTGTCACTGGCTTGACCAACGGTATCTGGGAATACATCAACATCACTACGGCTGGCGGCAGCTACATTATGGCCGTTAATGGCGTTGATGACGCCCTGCTATACAATGGCACCACTTGGTCAAACCCGACCATTACGGGCGTGACCGACAACAATCTGTCCAATATCACGCTGTTCAAGAACCGTGTTTGGTTTATTGAGAAAAACACGCTGAAAGCCTGGTATTTGCCAACTAGCTCAATTGGCGGCGCGGCTCAATATATCGACATGAGTTCTATTTGCCGCCTTGGTGGTCGCTTAGTTGATCTGGACACTTGGACGCTTGACGCTGGCTATGGTGTTGATGACAACATTGCCTTTATTACCAGCGAAGGCGAAATTGTTGTCTTTCGCGGCACCGACCCGGCCAGCGCGGCCACATGGTCCCTGATTGGCGTTTGGAACATGGGATCGCCAGTTAGCGCCCGTTCCATGCTCAAATGGGGCGGCGACCTGTTGGTACTGACATATGACGGCTTGATGCCCTTTGCCGCATCGCTGCAATCCAGCCGCCTAGACCCCCGTGTTGCCCTGTCTGACAAGATACAGGGCGCGATTACGGCGGCGACAACCCAATATGGCGGAAGCCACGCTGATGTCGGATGGCAGATTTATGCCACTGCCAAGTTTAACGCTGTCTGGATCAACGTCCCAGTGGCTGACGGCCAGCAGCAGCAGTACGTTATGAACACCATCACAAAGTCTTGGTGCCAATTTATAGGCTGGGCAGCATATTGCTGGGAAACGCTTGGCGAAGAGCCTTATTTTGGCTCAGATGGCTATGTCGGCCATGCCTGGGATGATGCGTACATAGATGACACCAGCAATATCACAACAACCACGCTCCAGGCGTTCAACTATCTAGGCGCTCGCGGCGTCAAGAAGTATTTTACCCGCGCCAGGCCAAGCATCTTCAGCAATGGCAATCCGACCATTGGCATGGGCATGAATATTGACTTCGATACGTCCGATACCACGGCCCCTGTAACATTTACAGGCTCGTCCTACGGCATCTGGGATGCGGCGACAAGCACTTGGGACACGGCCCTGTGGGGCGCTGACTTGGCGATCCAGAACACATGGCTGGGCATTACGGGCATCGGCTATTGTGGCGGTCTACAGATGAAGACGGCCAGCAGCGGCATCCAGATACAATGGGCTTCAACAGATGTGGTGTATCAAACCGGATGGGCGGGCGTATAGTTAGCGGGCCTGAAGTGGGCCATTGGGTAGCAAAGCAGATGAACGGCAGTTTCAGCGGCGATACCGCTACTGCCATCGGGCTTGAAAAGGACGGAGAACTTGTAGCCGGGATTATGTATGAGAACTGGAATGGCCGCTCGCTTATGGCTCATATAGCTATAACTGGGCAGATTAACAGGTCATACATAGGGGCGATTTTTAGATACGCTTATGTCAAATGCGCGGTCGAAAAGGTCATTGTCCCGGTAAGTAGCGCGAATGTTAAGAGTATGAAATTTGTAGAGAAATTAGGGTTTGCAGAAGAAGCAAGGATTACAGACGCAGCACCGGACGGCGACATCATTTTGTACACGCTGAAAAAGGCTGATTGTAGGTATTTAGGAGAACGATATGGGTAAGCCATCAGCACCGCCAGCACCAGACTATGCAGCCGCAGCGCGGCAGCAGGGCACTGAGAACATTGCCGCTGCCCGTACTCAGGCCAAGCTGAACACGCCTAATACCTACACGCCATACGGCAGCCAGACCGTAAGCTGGGGCGGCGCACCCAAGGTAGATCAGGCTGGCTATGACCAAGCCATGCAAAACTACCAAAATCAGCAGGGTCGGCAGGACGAGTACGGCAATTCTTATGGCGGCGCGGCCCCAGACATTGCTCAGTTTACAACGACTGGCGAGTCTGACACGCCCACCATTACCCAGACCCTAAACCCAGAATCCCAAGCCGCTCTGGAAGCCCAGCAGCGCATTGGAAGGCGTTTGTCGCAGACTGCTGAAAACTATGCAGTCCCAACGCTCGAAGGGGCCTTGAGAACCCCGTTTGATCCGTCTGGCTACGACATCCAGACTTCGCTT